ATGTCTCCAGAAAATATGCGTGACCGTATTTATACAATGTTAGGTTCTGGATTATTTAAAGCTAGCGATTTATCCAAAGGAGATATTAATATAGATGACTTTAAATCATGGGGTCAGAAAAAGTTTGAAGGAAAAAATAGTTTTGTGTTGGTTTCAAACGAGGGAGCAGGAGATGTAACACCAGCAACTATTCAGGGTAAGATAGATCAACATAAACCAGACCTAGTTATCTTAGACTATCACCAACTATTTAATGATAACAAAAGAAGCAATTCTGAAGTGGAAAGAAATAGAAACGTCTCTCGTGAATTTAAGTTATTGGCTGTAACAAATAACATACCTGTCATTGATATCACAGCAGCAACCGCAGACGATATATCAGATCAAGATAATCCACCAATGATGTCTCAAGTTGCTTGGTCAAAGGCAATCGAATACGATGCAGATATGGCACTTGCCGTACACAGACACCCAGGCACAAATTTAATTGAAATTGTTTCTAGAAAAAATAGACATGGAACTGAGTTTGCCTTTCATTTAGATTGGGATATTAACAGAGGTATTATCAAAGAATTGTACGATTATGTACCAGCACAAACAAATTAAAAGATTTAATATAGATGTAGAGTTTAAAGACGACTCAGATATAATTAGGCTCAAACATCAATATGAAAGTATGCTAACTCATAAAATGAGAGACAAGGGATATTCAAGGGTACTTGACATAGACACCTCATTTTCGGTAGAATTTACTGGTACAACATGGAGATTCTTAATGACTCTTTATGGTATATATACAGGAAGGCGGAAAGCATGGCAATCAGAGGGAATAACGCAGGGCAAGCTAGTTCCACGCAGTATGCCCCCAGCCATATAAAATCTGTTATAAAAGAAATTGGTTTAAGGATAATTAGCGAGTCAAATAATAATTTGGTTCTATATTGCCCATTTCATAATAATACCCATAGCCCTAGCTTTTACATTAGCGAAGAAAATGGAGCATGGCTTTGCTTTAATCCGTCATGTGGAGAAACTGGAAACATAATTCAATTAGTTAAACGCATTGCAGGTAAAAATGATTTTGAAGCTATTAGATTAATTACATCAAAAGAGTCACAGGCACTAGATAATTTTGACGAAGCCCTAAGTCAGATGTTTGAAGATAAACCAGATTTTGTAGAGTTTGATCAAAAAAAACTTGACGACTTATCTTTAGAATTAACTTTAAATAAACCCGCTAGAGATTATTTTGAGTCTCGTGGAATCAATGAACAATCTATGAATTATTTTAAATTAGGATATTCTGAGGCACAAGGCATGGTTATTGTCCCAGTTCATAGTCCAGACGGTACTCCAGTAGGACTAGTAGGCAGATCAATATCTGAAAAGAAATTTAAAAATAGCACAAACCTTCCTAAGAATAAAACTCTATTTAATATACATAGGGCAAAAAGAATTGGTGATCAAGTTATTATTGTTGAATCTAGTTTTGATGCAATAAGAATACATCAATCTGGATTCCCAAATGTTATCGCCACATTGGGCGGACATATATCTACAGATAATTTAAAGTTATTAAATAGATATTTTAATAAAGTAGTAATAATGACAGACGCAGATCAGGCTGGCAGAGAATTAGGAATGTCAATTTCTAGTAAATTAAAAAATAAAGACATCTTGTGGGCTTCGCATTCTTATGGTAAGATATACCCTCATGATGCAAAAGATGCAGGAGACATGACTGAGGATGAAATTAAGCTTTGTATTAACAACGCTGTTTCTGATATAGAATACAAATCCTGGAGCTTGTGATATAATACAGTTACAGATGGATTTATACCATCAACTATAGAAAAGAGGAAATAAAATGGGTCTAGTAAAAGGACTAAAAGATTTAAATAAGGTAATGGATAAACCGCAATCATCTGGCGGAGATAGCTCAAGAGCACGTTGGGTTAAATTGGATGACGCAGAAAGTGTTAAAATTAGATTTCTTCAGGAATTAGATCCTGACTCTCCCCACTATAATGAAAAAAATAGTTTGGGATTTATTGCAGTAGAACACACGAACCCAAAAGACTATAAGCGTAAAGCTTTATGTACAATTGACGATCAAGGAAAATGTTGGGGATGTGAACAACATCGTAAAGATTACAAAGCAGGATGGAAAGGCCGTTCTCGCCTATACATCAATGTTCTTGTAGATGATGGTAAAGAAGATCCATATGTTGCCATCTTGTCTCAGGGTAGTAGCGGAAAGACTATTACTCCTACATTAATTGAATATGCTGGCGAAATGGGTAGCATATCAAATTTAGTGTGGCGCATTAAGCGTACGGGCACAAAGACAGACACCAGTTATACATCAATCCCTCTTGCCAAAGATGAAAAACCATTTGATTCATCTGGACTGGAATTGTATGAATTGGAAAAGGTTGCAGTTCGTGACCTACCCTATACAGAGCAAGAAGCCTTCTTTAATGGTGAAGGTGGAGAAGAGCCATCAAACGCAACAGGTAGCGTAGAGTGGTAAATTAAATAGACTTAGGGGTGGCTATTGCCACCCCTAGTTTTATTTAGTAAAATCCATATATGATAACTTATGAGATACCAGATCCATTTGCCACTTTTGTAAGAAATAGAAACATAAACTGTGTTGGTTCAACATATGATTATTTTTCTAAAGAGTGGAGTTTTAAATGCTCAACATGTTCAGAAGTTATGTTTGCTCCAAGTAAAAAAACAATAATAAAAACCAGACTTTATCACACAAGAAATATTTGCTTAGGCGGTTACTAATGAGTTTTACACACCTACACGTCCACAGTTATTACTCTTTAATGGATGGACTTAATTCTCCAAAAGAGTTATGCCAAGCGGCAGTAGATGCTGGACAAACAGCCATCGCCATCACAGATCACGGTACACTATCATCACACCGTGAAATGCAAATTGCTGCAAAAGAATTAGGAATTAAGCCAATACTTGGAGTAGAGGCCTACATATCCCCAACGGATAGATTCGATAGGTCATCTAAAACAGATAAAAGTATTCAAGCTTATAATCATATTATTTTATTAGCAAAAAACCAAAATGGATTAAAGAATATTAATAGTTTGCAAGAAATTGCATGGAACGAAGGTTTCTATCACAAGCCACGTATTGATATGGAGATTTTAAAAGAATATGCAAAAGATATTATTGTTCTTTCTGGATGCCTTAATGGACTTATTAGTAAGTGTATTGAAAAGGGAGAGTTTGAGGAAGCGAAAATTATTCTTAAAGATTTTAAGGAAACTTTTGGCGAAGATTTTTACATTGAAGTTCAATCTCATAACCCCAAAGAAATAAATGAAAACTTATTAAAGCTAGCAGATGAACTAGGAATTAAACCAGTTGCAACTGGAGATGCTCATTTTGCCAAAGGCGAAGATAAAATTTTAGAAGAAGCTATGCTAATTCTATCTACCTCACCCAAGTCTGATAAAGAAGCAGACTTTGAAATGTCTAGAAACATGAATAACATGTTAGATAGATTTAATTATCTTTATCCTGACCGTAGAATTTCATTCCAAGACTATAATTTATTTATACAGTCCAGATCAGAAATTGAATCTGATTTTAATAAGGCTGGAATTCAACGAATAGACATTTATGAAAATACCACGGAGATAGCAGAAAAAATTGGAGAATACGATTTTAACAGGGGTTTAGACCTACTCCCTATCCCAAAGACCAACGCCGACCAAAAGCTGTCTGATATGGCCTTTGAAGGCCTAGAAAGGCTACGCCTGAGAGAGAGCTGGCTGGGAAATGACGTATATGACCAAAGGCTTATAGAAGAGCTTGAGATTATTAAGGATAAAAATTTCGCTTCTTATTTCTTAGTTGTTGCAGATATGATTAATTGGGCTAAAGAAAATGAAATAATGGTTGGACCAGGACGTGGTTCAGCAGCAGGATCATTAGTATGCTATGCCTTGGGAATTACAGACGTAGACCCAATTGAATACGACCTTTTGTTCTTTAGATTTATTAACCCAGACCGTAACGATTTTCCAGATATTGATACTGATTTTGAAGATCGTCGACGCAAAGAAGTAAAAGATTATCTTAAAAAGAAATTTAAACACGTTGCGTCAATATCAACTTTTACTTATTTTAAAGACAAGGGAGTTGTAAGGGATGCTGCTCGTGTATTTATGGTTCCTCTGTCTGATGTAAACAGGGCAATGAAACAAGTTGATACATTTGAAGACTTTATGGATTCTCCTAACACAAAAGAATTTAGAATGAAGTACCCAGAAGTTTTATGGCTTGCAGAAAAGTTACGTGGAAAAATTAGAAGTGTTGGTGTTCACGCTGCTGGGGTAGTCGTGGCAAAAGAAGATTTAAGAAATTTTGCGCCCATAGAATCTAGAGAAGATCCTCAAGATAAAGTTTCAGGAAGAATTCCAGTCGTTGCATACGACATGGACACGGTTGCTGATATTGGATTAATTAAAGTAGATGCTCTTGGTTTAAAAACTCTTTCTGTTATTTCTGATACTATCAAAGCAATTAAAGAAAGATCTGGCAAGGAAATCAATTTGTCTCAATTAGATTTTAAAGACCCAAAGGTTTATAAAAATTTAAGCGAAGGTTATACTAAGGGAGTGTTTCAAGCAGAAGCAGTACCTTACACAAACTTGTTAATAAAAATGGGAGTAGATAAATTTGAAGACTTGGCTGCCTCTAACGCTTTAGTAAGACCAGGAGCCATGAATACCGTAGGAGTTTCTTACGTAGCAAGAAAACGTGGGCAAGAGCCTACGCAATATGTTCATGAGATAATGCGTCCTTTTACAGAAAACACATACGGAGTTATTATATATCAAGAACAGGTTATGCAAGCATGCGTCTATCTAGGCGGAATGTCTTGGTCAGAAGCTGACAAAATTAGAAAGGTTATTGGTAAAAAAAGAGATGCAACAGAACTTGACGAATTCAAAGATAAATTTATTAATGGGGCTTCAAAACACATTTCTCAGAAAAAGGCCCAGTCCCTTTGGAGTGATTTCGAGGCTCATGCTGGCTACTCTTTTAATCGTTCTCATGCTGTCTCTTATTCCATGCTTACTTATTATACGGCTTGGCTTAAAACTTATTACCCTCTTGAGTTTATGTTTTCGGTTCTTAAAAACGAAAATGATAAAGATGCTAAAACTGGCTATCTTATTGAAGCGAAAAGATTAAACCTTAAGATACTTCTTCCAGACATAAATAATTCAAATGTTTATTTTTCATTAAAAGAAGATGCAATGCAATTTGGATTAGCAGATATAAAATTTATATCTGACAGTATTGCTAACAAAATTATAGAGAGAAGGCCTTATGCCAATTATTCCGATTTCATTCAAAAAGCCTCTGCGAAAGGTAGCGGGATTAATAGTAGGGCTGTATCTGCTCTTAATGCTATTGGTGGTGCTTCTTTTGAGGACAATCCCAGAACTGGTAAGGAAAAAGAAAACTACTACGAATACCTAAGCATTCCTACCTTTACAGTAGACTTGCCACCAAGAATTAAATCACAGGCAAGACCAATTTCAGAATTTGAAGACCTAGGATCTTTCCCTTTGTTTGGAATGGTTAAGAGCATCAAGAGGGGAACAGGTTGGTCACGAATTGAAATTGTAGACGAGACTGGTACCGTAGGTTTATTCCATACAGAGCAAACTCAAATTGAAACTGGACAGATGTATTTTATACTAGTTGGAGATAATAGAATTGCAAGGTATATTAAAGTTTCTGAAATAGACCCTAATGGAACAGATCTGTTTGTCGATTATTTATATAGAAAAGAATATGACATGCAAGAAGATGAGCAGATGGTAGTTAATTTTAGTCCATACAAAACTAAAGCTGGAAAAACTATGGCGCATATTGTCATGACAGACAAGAATAAGAATTTAACTAGAGCAATTGCATTTCCAACAATGTATTCAAAAGTTTTAGGTAAAATGCGTGAAGGAATGAAAAGTAAGCCAGTTCTATCAAAACTAGATGATGGAACTTTAATGATAAAGGAGATAAAATGACAGACAGCGCCTCAGAGATATTTAAAGCAATGAGTGCTTCAAAGATACTTGTAGCAATATTAAAAACTCAAAAAGAGGTTTTAGTCCCTATTGATATATTTTTTGGATTAGGGAATGAAGAGAATTTAAAGGTAGAGTTCGATGATGTTTCAAGAAATTTTGTATTTAAGTTGTCGGAAAATTCTGGCGAAAAAAATGCTATAATGGACGAAACAGAGAAAGAATAAAAATGACAATTTTAATGGAAGAGATTTTAGCAAAGCTGGATTCAAAAACAAGAGATAGAGTTCAGTCTGCAGTAGATGTTAAAATCATAAAACAAAAAACTCCAAGCATTGGTTTAAACTTAGCACTCAACGGTGGACTTGGACATGGAAGACAGGCCTTGGTATGGGGAAATAAGTCTTCTGGTAAATCTTCCTTTTGTTTGCAAATGATTGCTCTTGCTCAAAAAGAAGGAAAAACTTGCGCTTGGATTGACGCAGAGCATTCTTACTCTCCAGAGTGGGCAGAAAAATTAGGTGTTGACTCATCAAAACTAATATACTCACCAGCTAAAACTATTAATGACATGGTGGACGTTGCAACAAAACTTATGTCTGCAGATATAGATATTATTGTAGTTGATTCAATATCAGCTTTGTTGCCTGCAATATATTTTGAAAAAGATGGCGACGAGTTAAAAGATTTACAAGATACAAAACAGATAGGCGCAGAAGCAAAGGATATGACCCACGCAGTCAAAATGTTAAACTATGCAAACAAAAACACATTATTGGTTCTCATTTCACAGCAAAGAAACCAGTTTGGATCTATGCACGCCTCCCATATTCCAACAGGGGGAATGGCGGTCAAGTTCTTTTCTTCTACGGTCATTAAACTTTGGTCCTCAGAAGCTGAGGCTAATGCTATCAAGGCAGGTGTTAAAGTTGGCGATAAAATTATTGAACAAAGAGTTGGAAGGCCAGTCAATTGGATTGTCGATTACAACAAACTCGGCCCCCCTAATTTATCAGGACAGTACGACTTCTATTACCAAGGAGATCATTTAGGAGTTGACGATATTGGAGAAACTTTAGACGTAGCAGAAATGTGCGGATTAGTTGAAAAAGGTGGCGCTTGGTACACAGTTAACTCAGAAAGATTGCAGGGTAGAGCTAAAGCCGTACAGTATCTAAAGGATAATCCAAAGGTTGTTGAAAAACTTAAGAAAGATATAGATGCTAAGATTTAATGACATTGAAAATGTAAAGGCATATAAGTTAATAGATGGAGCAATCCTGTACCAAAATGTTTTAAAAGATACTGAAGAAATATTGTCATTTTTTAAAGAAGCAGAATTATACAAAGAAGATAAATACCTTATGAAAAAATTTGAGATCTGGGGAAATCATGGAACAATGACTGAAATTGACTCAACTAGCTATCATGGTTTTGCCCCAGAATACTTTAATCCAGATGATCAAGAGCAAGTAAAACAAAAAAAGGTTTTTGAAAAGCTTGAAGATGCATATAGATTTGTTAAAAAAGATTTTATGATTAAGTATGGAAACAAAGATATTTGGCCAAGTCATTATAAAAAAGTTGATCTGTTTAATGAATGTGAAAATACAAGAATTGCATTTTTGAAATATGATGTAGACCTGGCAAAAAAAGCCGAATCACAAAAATTTAATTTTAGTGCTTTTCATAGCGATTTTTTTGAACAGGATATGGATACTCCTGGGTATAAATTAATTTTTACTGTTATGATATATTTAAATGATGAATACGATGGTGGAGAAATTTGTTTTTGGGATGGTAAAAAAATAGTAGGTCATAAGCCAAGCTCTGGAGACATTATTGTTTTTCCTTCTTGTGAGCCATTTTATCACGGAGTTTTAAATATTAACAACAGCAATAGGTATGCAATTAGAATGAACTATGTTGCAGTAACAGAGGGGTCAGAAGAATTTAAGAATGGAAACTTTGTTCCATCCCTAAATTATACTAATTATAAAGTAGGATACAGATGGACTAAAGATGGAAAAGAAACAACTACAAGCCCAGACCTAGATATTAATACTCTTGTTGATCCACCATTAATTTTAAATTTAGATCAAATGGAAAGAGTGTTAATTGATGCCAAACATTAATGAATTTTTTGATAAAAAAGAAATAGTACAGCAATCTGCTTTAGAAGAAATTATTGGCACAAAGCCTTGCCATAAATGCGAAAAGAATGCAGAAAAAGCTTTTTGGGATCCATCAACCTTTACCCTTTCTTGGACATGCCCAGACGGGCACAGCTCTCAGCACTTGGTGAATAGATAATGTCAGAAAGATCAGAAGCAAAAAGAGATGGTGCCAAGCAGCAAAAAAATAGTGGACGTGGGGACTACCAAAAAGGAGATGCTCAATGGGGCAATTTTGTGGTAGATTACAAAGAGTATGAAAAAACAATTTCTGTTTCCAAAGATATGTGGGCTAAGATATGCACAGACACATTTAAGGTAAATAGAGACAAGCACCCAGTTCTTAAGCTTGTTCTGGGATCGTCTGGCAGCAAAGTAAGGCTTGCAGTAATTGAATGGTCATTGTTAGAACAACTAATAGAATCTGGAGAAACTCATGGGATCAAATAACAAAATAGCTTTTAATACTACTGTTATTAAAAACGGTAGAATTATTAGAATTAGAAAAGACGGAACAATAAAGGCTGATCTTGGGCCAGTTAAGTCAAATAAAAAGAAGATCAAGCATGTCTGAGGATAAAAATACTCTTGAGTTAATTAGCTCAATTACAGAATTTAATGATCTTCATGAATACATGAGCGATGAACAGCTAGACAAGGCTTTATCAATTGTGGTAAAATTATTAATGAATCCAGATGTGCCTTCTGCCAAAGCACCATATTTGATTATAGAGCTTCAAGCAATGTCAACTAAGTTTTCAATGATGGCTTCAGTTTACTCCACTATTGCAAAGGATAAGGCAGGCTCAGTTAATAATAATAAAAAGAACATTTATTATTCAGCAAAAGAGTCTATAGACAAACTGGTAGATGCACTTAAATATGTAGTTAGGTATAATTCATGAAAAAGGCTTGGGCTTTAATTACGATATCCGCAACAGCGATCCTTTCAGGTTTAGCGTTATCTAAATTTTTAAAATGGGTTGGGCAAGAAGAAGTTTTTGACTTTGACCTAAGTGATGATGTGGTAGACTAATATATGAAAACATTTTTGGCACAAGAGAAGTATCCAAAATATAAAAATATGATTAACAGCCAGACACATGTACCAGGACAAGATTTCTACCCAGTTTTAATTAAAAATCTTTTAACTGCCGATGAGTTAAAGGACCTTCAAGACATTTATGATAATTTTCCAGCAGATCAAATTAAAGTTCAGTCCTACTCTGCTCACGCCAGTATTTATCCTACCCTTAAAAATAAAGAAGATATTATAAAAAGAGTTGAAAAATTAGCAAGCGAGGCTGTTGGAGAAGAGCTGGTAGTGCTAGATATTGAAGGGGCAAGGTATAGCAGAGAGTTTGGTTGGGAAGCAAAATTAGGTCCGCACTATGACGCAAGGCCAGTAGAAATGTATGTTTTAGATTTTCATGTTAAATCTAATGAAGATTGGAAATTAATTTTTGAATGTGATGAGTTTACCTTTGGAGACAATGAAGGATTACTGTTTAGCGGAACTGGAACAGTTCACTGGAGAGACCCCATACGAATTAGAGATGATTCAAGAATCGATTTGCTATTTTTCTGGTTGCAACACAAAAATCCTAGACCAATTTCTGATCAACATTCAAAAAATATGAAAGAAAGAGAAAAATTCTTTTTGTCAAACATTAATCCAGTCAGACCATTATCAAAAGATCAGTGGTGGAAACCAATTAAGATATCAGAAGCTGCTGAAAAACATCCACATTATCAAAAAATAAGCGCAGAAATTTTGAATCCAGTTATTCAAAATGAAATTTATACGCACCCTATTTTTAATCAAGAAAAAGAAATGATTTATTTATCTTGTAAAATAAAAAATAATGAAATTGTCTCTGTTAATTTAGACGAAAATATGACAAAAAAGATTTCAGAAAAGATGTTGCACGTATATACGGAATCTTATATTAAATTTTTTGATAGTTATGTAATTAGATTGTCTAATATAGATGATAGTTTAAGCAAAATATTTTATAAAGAAAAAGAAGACGGTCAAGATTTTGTATCTATAATGTTTCCCATGTCAGAAGATGGTGAAATAAAGCTTGATATTGATGGCAAGGAATTTGTAATTAAACATGAATATTGTGTTACATTTTCTGAAAATAACCAAAACGTAATTGTAAAAAGCATAAATGCTCCAATAGATTTACTTGTTTGCAGGTTTAAAATAAACAAAAAGGATAATCAGTAATCATGGGTAGAGATATTGTAAAGAACCTTAAATTCAAAAAACATACTGGTAAGCACTTCGATCCAGAAAAATTTGCTCAATTACTTGATGAGGCATATCGTAATACAAAAAGAGCAGATGGAGAGATGACAAAAAAATCATTTAGTCCAAGCTCTCTAGGTTACGGGCATGGAACCTGTCCAAGATATTGGTATATGGCTTTTTCTGGTGCTATGTTTATTGATGATAACGATGCAGTTGCGGTTGCCAATATGTCACAAGGAACACAGGCACACGAAAGACTTCAAAAGCTAATATCCACAATGCCTGAGTGGAAGGCCGAAGAAGAAGAAATTGTAAATGAGTATCCCCCAATTAGAGGATTTATAGATTTAATAATGGAATATGATGGCGAGACAGTCATTGGTGAAATTAAAACAGCAAAGCAAGAAGTCTGGGACGGAAGGCAATCAGAGATGAAGCCAACTCCAAACCACCTCCTACAGCTATTGACTTATATGAAACTTAAAAAAGCTAAAGAAGGATTTTTTCTATATGAGAATAAAAACACTCAGGAAATTATAGTAATTCCAATTTCCATGAATGAAAAAAATACTGAAATTATTGAAGAAGCATTTTTGTGGATGTGTGAAGTTTGGGATAATTTTAAAGACGGAGATCTTCCAATGAAACCAGCAGGAGCAACAAAATCCAAAATGCCTTGCACTTATTGCCCTGTAAAAAAAGAATGTTACTCAGGACTAATTGGCACAGTTCAGATAGAGTCCTACAAGGTTCCTAAATTATGATATGTCAAAACAAAGAATGCTCACAAGAATTTGAGCCAAAAACTCACAATCAAAAATATCATAGCGATGAATGCTGCAGGATGGCTACAAATAAAAGGATTATGGAAAAGTACTACGAAAAAAAATCTATAAAAAATGGTCTTGTTCGAAATTGCACAAAATGCAAGACTAAGTTAAGTAGATACAACAACTCAGATATTTGCTCTGTTTGTGAAAAAAATATTATAGAGCATAGCAAAAAAACAATATGGAACTTGCTAAATGAACTTAGCTAGTTTAGCAAAATCAAAAGCAAATAGAGTGCTTGGCATAGATGCTTCAACTACATCTATAGCCTTTTGTTTAATGGAAAACTCAGTTCCAATTAAATGGGGAAAAATAAATTTAGCAGGACAAGATATTTATGAAAAAATATACAATGCTAAAGTTAGAATGAATTTAATGTTAAAAGAATTAAAGAGTGATTATATTGCCGTTGAGGGGGCGATACTTGTCAGATCACCAGATGCTGTGATAAAATTATCTTATGTCTATGGGGTTGTTATTGCTGAGCTTATGTCTACTGGCGCTAAGGTTATTACTATTAGCCCATCCTCGTGGCAGGCATTCATTGGAAACAAAAATCCAACAAAAGATGAAAAATCTATTATAAGATTAGAAAATCCTGGGTACGCAGAGTCTTGGTATAAAAACCAATTAAGAAATATGCGTAAGCAAAGAACTGTAGATTATTTTAATAATAAGTATAAACTAGAAATTAATGATTTTGATGTAGCTGATTCTTTTGGAATTGCGTACTACGCCAATAATGTATTGACAAAAAGATAGGTTTTATCTATAATGAAACTATACCAAAGCAAAGAATGGCTATACCGAAGATACGTAGTTCAAAAAAAAAGTGTTACACAGATTGCTATTGAATGTAAAACCTCTGCTATGACTATACAGAGATATTTAACTAAGTTTGAGTTGATTAAGAGGAGATAATGCTAAAGCCAGTATTTGAAGATGTAAAAGATTTTGCATGTACCGATCTATACCTTAAATCAGTAGGGGCTCCCGCAGGAAATAAAATATGGGAAGCCTGTCATGAAATTGCCAGTATGTTAATTGAAAAAAACATATCTTATGGAAACTCAGCGTTAGAGCCTGCAAGAATATTTTCAACGGCGGATTCCAAAGAGCAATTAAAGGTCAGAATTGATGACAAATTAAATAGAGTGAGAAACAATAAGGGTTTTGCTGGGGACAATGACATAGATGATTTAATTGGATATTTGATATTATATAAAATAGCCAATTCTAATTGACATTTCAGTCAACTAAAAGTATACTTATGACATATGGAAATTGAATTATCTGATCATTTTGATCGAATGAATAAAGTAGTTGAAGAACTTTTAAAAGGAAGTAATCCTACTCAAATATCTTCATTGACTGGCTTTAAAAGAGCTGAGGTCGTTGAATATATAGATGAGTGGAAGTCTATTGTTAAAAATGACTCTACTTCTAGAGATAGAGCAAAAGAAGCTGTCTCTGGCGCAGACCAACATTATGCAATGCTTATTAAAGAAGCTTGGAAAACTGTAGATGATGCAGATCAGCAAGGTCAATTAAACGTAAAGGCTACTGCGTTAAAATTAATTGCCGACATAGAGACAAAAAGAATTGCAATGTTGCAACAAATTGGATTGCTAGATAATCAAGAGATTGCAGATCAAATTGCAGAAACAGAAAGAAAGCAAGATGTTTTAGTTTCAATATTAAGGGATGTTGCTAAGGACTACCCAGATATAAGAAGAGAAATTATGAAAAGACTTTCGCAAATAACTGGAGTAGTTGAACCTATAGAGATAATAGAGTCCAAGAATGTCATTTGATTTTTCTGATATCATCGACATGCTTGATGGCGAAGAGTTTGATGAAAAGCCTGTATCGCTAAGAGATTTTGTAACTAATGAAAAATATCTAGGCCTACCAGAACTTTCAGAATATCAATACACTTTAATTGAAAAAAGCTCACAGGTGTATAAAGAGTCTACTTTAATAAAACTTTTTGGAGAAGAAGAAGGACATAGAATGTTCAAGCAAACTGCCAACGAGGTAGTTGCTCAGCTAGGAAAAGGGTCTGGGAAAGACTACTGTTCAACAATTGCAGTGTCGTATATTGTATATCTATTGCTTTGTTTGAAAGACCCAGCTTCTTATTACGGAAAACCTCCTGGTGACTCTATAGACATTATTAATATTGCTATTAACGCCCAGCAAGCAAGCAACGTATTCTTTAAAGGGTTTAGAACTAGAATTGACAAGTCCCCATGGTTTGTTGGAAAATACTCAGAAAAAGCTTCTGAAATAAAATTCAATAAAAATATAACCGTACACTCTGGACACTCTGAGCGTGAGGCTTGGGAAGGCTATAACGTAATAGTAGTTATCCTAGATGAGATATCTGGATTTAGTGTTGAAAATACTACTGGGCATGAGCAGGCAAAAACAGGAAGCCTTATTTATGAAATGTATCGTGCTTCTGTAGACTCTAGATTTCCAGACTACGGTAAAGTAATTTTACTATCTTTTCCAAGATACAAAAATGATTATATACAGCAAAGATATGACGATGTTGTAGCAGACAAAGAAGTTGTCGTTAGATCGCATAGATTTAAATTAGATATGGATCTTCCAGAGGGTACTGCGGGTAATGAGTTTGATATAGAGTGGGAAGAAGATAATATTATTTCTTACAAGTATCCAGGAATGTACGCACTTCGAAGACCCACTTGGGAAGTTAACCCTACAAGAAGCATAGAAGATTTTAAAATAGCTTTTTACAAGAATGCACCAGACGCACTTGGAAGATTTGCATGTATGCCGTCAGAAGCGATAGATGCATTTTTTAAATCAAGAGAAAAAATTGAAAAATCATTTAGTAATTTAGGATTAGCGGTAGATCAGTTTGGAAGATTTGAAGATTGGTTTGCACCAGATCCAGATAAAGAATATTTTATTCATGTTGACCTTGCTCAAAAGCACGATCATTGTGCTGTTGCAATGTCTCACGTTCAAAAATGGGTTAATATAAAAGTAACAGATACATATTCTCAGCCTGCACCAATAGTTGAAGTAGATGCCGTAAGATTTTGGACGCCAACTCCAGATAAATCAGTAGACTTTACTGAGGTTAAGGATTACATATTGTCTTTAAAAACTAAAGGATTTAAAATAAGGCTATGCACTTTTGATAGATGGAATTCACATGACATGATGCAGCAACTAAAGCAGTATGGCATAAACACAGAGTTGTTATCTGTTGCTAAAAAACATTACGATGATATGGCAATGGTGGTTCTAGAAGAAAGATTAAAAGGACCACACATTCCCTTACTTATAGATGAATTGCTACAGCTAAGAATTATGAGAGACAAGGTAGACCATCCAAGAAAAGGATCAAAAGATTTAGCAGATGCTGTTTGTGGTTCAATATTTAATGCTATATCTCATACAAGGTTTGATACAAATCAAGAAATAAAAATACATAACTATGAGTCAATGAGTTATGATAATGATTTTGGAGTTACAAAAGAAGAAGAGTACGTTCAAAATATGATAAGAGCTCCCAGAATACCACAAGAGCTCAAGGAAGCAATGGATAGGATGATGATAATATGAGCATGTATCAAGAAAAAGCAAAAGAATGTATATGTTGTGGAAAGCATGTTCCGCTTCCTATTGTTCTTAAAGACTACAATGGTGTAAAGGTTTGTCCAACAACTTATTACAATATAAAAGAATATTCCCGTATCTGGACCAGCATTGGATCAAGACCCACAGGAGGTATCAGAAAGCATTTTTCGGAATATGTACAATCTTTAGTTGAAATAGAAAAAAGCAATGAATCTGTTTGAAGAAGATGACTCTGCTTTGTTTAAACACTATGTGGAAATTGGTGCAATAGATTTTGTTGGAGTAGAAAAAAATGGGGAAGCTATTTATAAAGTAAATGAAATTGCTAAAGATATTGCTCCAGAATTATGGAAAGCTCATACAGATTACATTGATGAAACATTAATTGGACTATACAAAGAAAATTTAATTTCTGTTTCTTATAACGAAAATCTAGAAGCTACTTTTAGCGCAACCCCAGAAGGCTTAAAGCGTTTAAAAAAACACTATGGAATTGTTCCAGAAAGAGATTCTAAAGATGATAATTCTTGGAGTTAATGAAACCTCTCACGATGCTTCTGTTTCCTTAATAGAAGATGGAAAAATTATTTTTGCAGGACACGCAGAAAGATATAGCAAGCAGAAGAATGATTGGTATATCAATGATAGTTTAGTTAATGATGCTTTGTCATATGGGGCACCTGATGCTATAGCTTACTACGAGAAACCCTTTCTAAAGGCCTCTAGGCTATTTTTAAAGGGTGGCGTAGGGGAGTGGAAGCCTAAGTTTAACATAGAGGGTATACGAAGAAAATCATTTAGCCATCATTACTCACACGCATGTGCTGGATATTATACAAGTAGGTTTTCTGACTCAGCAATTGTAGTTCTAGATTCAATTGGTGAATACAATACTTCTACTATTTGGGTAGGAGAAGGTGAAAAAATAAAATTAAAGTTTAAGCAAAATTACCCAGTAAGTTTTGGACTGTTCTACTCAGCCTTTACTCAGCTGGTCGGACTTATGCCAAATCAAGAAGAGTATATTATGATGGGGATGGCTGCTTATGGAGATTGGACAAAGTATTATAAGCAGGTAGATAATTATTTCCCTAGATATGATAAACAAAAATACAATTTTCACAAAGGCATTACTGATTGGGGATGGGTTTCAGAGCAGGACAAGTTTGATATTGCGGCAGCAGTTCAGGTAGTTTACGAACAAAGACTTATAGACTTTATGCGGTATGCAAAAAGTTTAACAAAAAAGAAAAATTTAGTTTTTATGGGAGGCTGTGCGCTAAACTGCTCAGCAAATACTAAGTTGTGGGAAATATTTAATGATGTGTGGATAATGCCAAACCCAGGAGATTCTGGAAGTTCTTTGGGCGCAGCAGCAGCACTTTACGGAAAACATTTAGATTGGCAGACTCCATACCTAGGGTACGATTTAGGCGGGGAGTACCCAGTCAATAAAATAATTAAAGGTTTAGCTGACAACAAAATAGTTGCAGTTGCCTCTGGAAGAGCAGAGTTTGGCCCAAGGGCTTTGGGAAACAGAAGCATACTTGCAGACCCAAGAGATCCAGAAATAAAAAACAAAGTAAATTTAATAAAAAAAAGAGAATCATTTAGGCCCTTCGCACCAGTCGTAATGGAAGAGCATGCAAGCAAATGGTTTGATATTAATTTTAGCTCTCCTTATATGCAGTACGCCGTTAAATGTTTAAAGCCAGACATAATACCATCTGTTGTACATGCTGACGGTACTTCGAGAGTTCAAACAATTAATAAAAATCAGCACCCAGGACTGTATGAAGTACTAAAGCAATGGTTTGATTTAACTGGAGTCCCAGTTTTGTTAAACACCAGCTTAAATGTTAAGGGTCAGCCTTTAATTAATGACGAAAAAGACATACTTGAGTGGGAAAATTATTACCAACATCAAATAATTTCATAATGGTATAATGTGTATATATGCTAATACATAGAGGTAAGTGGATCAAGCAAGCTGAAGACGTTACATGCGCCATGCTTTGGAAAGAGTGGTCTGGCAATTTTCCAGATGACAGATTGGTTTTGTTAGCCAAGGAAAGAATTGCAGATTACACCAGGAAAGACTGGGACTCAATGGTTGAAGAAGCCCACGAATTAAACTCATACCTTGCAGAGTGTATTAATAATAATATTCCAGTAGAAGATCCTAGGGCAGAGCATGGATTTGATTTGTTTGCTGATCATTATGTTAAATGGTTTTTTCCGATAGATGAAGAATATCTATTAAAGCTTAGCTTAGAAACTCAAGTAAATAAAAAGTATGCTTTATTTTTTGAGAAGCAAGCCCCAGGACTTAGCCAATACCTTTTAAAATTAATTAAAGCACATTCCCATAAAAGAAAAGATGGATTAAATAGTTTGTCGACAAATAAAATATGAAAGAAAGCTTTTCTCCAAAACCTGTTAATATTGATAATATTACAAAACAAATAGGTACAGGTATCGACAACATAAAAGTATTTGAAAATTATTTAACTGATAAAGAATCTGAAACTGCAATGTCAATTATTTCAAAGTATAAGGTAAAAGAAGGAGTAAATCATTCTTACCCTATACATACCTTAGAAGAATATACACCTTCGCAAGAAGAGTTACTGTTTACTAACATAATGAGAAAAAAACTTATTCATAAGGTCACCTTAGAGTATAAAATGAAATTTGTGCAAGATAAACCTTTTTTGTATATAGTTCATCCAACTGGAACTTATATTGATCCGCACACAGATATATTAGACATAGATGAGCCAGATTATGAAAACGATACTTATGAATCTCAAATAGAAAAATATCCATACTTATGGAGTGGTCACCTGTCTGTACTTGCATATTTAAATGACGACTACAAGGGCGGAGAGCTTTACTTCCCAGACTTTAATTACAGCATTAGACCTAAAAAAAATATGCTAATTCTTTTTCCAGGTAATACACATTACGTTCATGGTGTTTCAGAGATTACTTCTGGAACTAGGTATACTATTTCTCAATGGACTCAATTCTCAGAATTTAATAAAAATTGAAATTTCATTGGATGCACAGGTTTGACTACGGAGATTCAGAAACTCAATTAGTTCAAATGGCAAGAGATTTAGAAAGAGCAAAAACTTATTCTGTTTTATTAACATATTCTATAATTTCAACAGACTATGTTCCCTTTTTGCAAAGCATGATAAGAGTATCAAAACACCTTAAGTTTATGATGGCGTTTAGGGCTTACACAATGAGTCCAGAATATGCAATTAGATTTTTTAATACAATGAATGTTCACTATAAAAATAGGGTAACATTTAATCTAGTTGCTGGAAAAATGCTTGAAGATGAACAAAAAGAAGCAATGGATATGTATAATTTTGACGAGTCTTTAATAAGTACTGTCGAAAAAAGAATAGAGCTTGCGGATAAG